AGCATTAAGAAGTTGCCAATCTATACCATCAGAAATCTTATACATAAACTTATTACCGCGTCCTGACCGACAAATTCCGCTTGATTTACTATACCTGTATACTCGACCATCTTTAGTAACTCGTCTCGTACCGATCTCATAATATTGGGTAGCACTTACTTCTTCAAGATCCTGTTCGACACCATTGTCTAGTAATTTACCATAAATCATATCATTCTCGATACCATACTTAAAGGCATTATATAATTCGGCGCCAAGAACTGACATGATTTTTGGATCCAAAGCACTTAAATCAATTGAACGTCCCATTTTTATTTACCTCTTTTCTTCTTTGGTCTCCCGACCATTTTCTTTATTTCTTGTATCGGATTAGGGATAAACTTGGGTACTTCTATCATCTTATCATGCTCACATAAGTCGACTCTTGGAAACCTACTGAGAGACTTGTACTGTTCTTGATTTGAAACAGCAATCTCTTTTCCAGTGCCTACCATCACTCGAAGTATAGAGCCATCGTCTTGTCTCATTGGAACTCTAATTGCTCTACCATTATTAATAACAGTATATGTAAACATTTCAAAATCAGGAGCACCCATTTTTAATTCCTTTCTTATAATTTCTACTTTCTAAGCTACCTCAAGTCGCTTTAGCATTATACATTTGTGTATATCCTCGATTGCACAACCTGTCCTGATCGTATACACAAAATAAGTTGCACTATCGAAAGCTGATCTCTCGGGTTCGATCTTAATTTCTCTCTGGAAATTTACTATCAAGTTATTTGGTATTGTCAAAAGTACGTCTGTCAGTCCCGCTGTGATCGCTACCGTACTATCATAGTTCTCATGTTGTCCCGCAGAATATACCTCATAACATAGTGGCATTAATGGCGTATCTACTATTGGAGTACCTCTAAACTCTCTTTTCAGTGCACCTGATGTAATCGTATCAGTTCCAGTAGCAGCGCGCTTCTCTAAGAACTCGAAATACTTATTGGTTACTATCGGATGATTGAAGAACTTAAACTGTGGTAAGAGATTGGCATACTCAGTTGGTATCCAATCGAGCAATTTTCCGTACTTGAATTCAATGTCATAAGGTGCGCCAGAAGCCTCTTCAGCAATGTACTTTGTTGTCGCAATGGTATAACTTGCCTTTTTTGCAGTAACGACATTTGAGGCATCAAGTATGACTGCTGAACCTGTAACATCATTCTCATAATACTCTCCAGATTGAGAGTTATCAATCCTATATCTCCAACCATCGAGTAACGAACGAATATCATCATTTGCATATGCTGAGATGTTATGGGATAGCGCCTGTGACTCGGCTGACCAATAAAAAGCCTCTAACTGATTAGCCATTCGTTTAGCTACCAAACTCATCAAGTGCTGTGTAAATGCAGTACCTTCAATACCATCTTCTAAATCAGAATCAGATACCTTTAATGCACCTTTAAGTTCAACTGTAGTAAGAGTAATAAGATCATTTGTAAACTTCTTTGTTGATCCACCCTTGATTGTAGACTGAGAGAATTGTGCTGATGGATAGAGAAAATCATCAGTACCAAATCCGATGGCACGGATATTCTTCTCAGACCCTTTATGTTTAACTACTCTAGCCACATTCTTCAATACTGACTGATCTATGAGTGTATCATAGAATTTATCAGCTTCCTCTGCCGCTAATGTAATCGCAGTAAAGGAATCCATCTTCATGAACGACGTTTTATTAATAGTAGCTTGTCTTAGAATATCTTTGTTTCTCATTTTTTAATTTATCTCCTAGAAAAAAAAACTGCGAATCTAAATTCTAAGTTTCAGTTTTTTATGGTTCTTTTTCTATTTTATTTTTCTTATCCCCGGTATCAGAATCATCATTAGAGTCATCATCAGACTCATCTTCATTGGAGTCATCATCTGAGACCTCAGATTTACCAAACCACGCTTCAGTTGCAGTTGGATAGAGATCAGAATCATCCGATTTCTTAGTTTTTTTGAGTTTATCCTGTTTTAACTGTTTTGAATCCTTATCCCCTTTTTCCAATGTAAGTAACCTCTCACCTAATTTGGTAAACTCACCTTGAAAATCTGTCTTAATGGAATCTACAATTTTCTGAATGTCTGATACTTGCGAATCGTCTTTTTTCACTTTATCTTTTTCCGCAACTTTCTTTTCTTCTGTTTCCTGATCATCTTTTGGGATTAATGAGTTTAAAGAAGTTGTGATTTCTCTTAGTTTATCAACCATATCAGCAGAAAGTCTGCGTCCAGATTTTTCTATCTGTGCCACGAGTTCTTCTAACGTCTCTTCTGACTTTTTATATGGTCGAGGATACGGGGATCCAATTGCATGTTTTGCCAAAACTCCGATAGCAGATATTAGATCGCTAGGCATATCAGACTTATATGCCAGTAAGATTGATAATGCTCCTTTTATTGCCTTTAACGTAGCTGGTTTCATATCAGCTTTTTCGATAACATCATAATCTGCGTCCTCCGATTCTGGTACGAACTCTTTAAGTAACTCGATTAATTCTTTCACTGTATTATCCTCCTTGATAACCAAGAATTTTCTACGGGTAGCTGGGCGTTCTACTAAAGAAATCTCATCTACCTCAATCTTTTTCAACAATCTTGCCTTCTCAAATTTCATTCCACATCACCCTACTGGCAAAAAAAAATGCCCGAACTAATGCAATTTATCTCACGAGCTTAGACATTAAAATTTCAATTTATATAATTCTAACTTCTGTTTCATTATTACAATATCAGATTTTATTCTTCATGTCAAGAATTATTTTTTGGTGAAAAGTCACTCATTTTCTTTATGTCTTTCCAGTCAACCTGTGATTTATCAATACCAATTAATAACCAACAGCCTCTTTCATCATAACCATACCAAGTAGCAATGATAACATCTTGCTCTGTTTCTATTCGTACTACCTTCCCAAGTAAATCTTCACTTCTTTGCGTCATGTTTTTTTTCTCCTTTAATTTTGGATTACAAATTTTTATACCTGCGCCGTACCACCAATAGAGAACCCTGTTAATGTTCCATCCTTAATTTGCTTCCAACGATAATCATCTAATATTCTAAGACTCATTACCCAAGAACCCTTTTTAATAAACTGTGTATTACCATGAGTATCAGTCATCGTCCAGTCAACAGGTGATAGATACGTTTCAATGATATTTACAGCTATGGACTGACCTTCATGATAAACTTTGATACGTTTAGAGTTTTCCATAAATCCGATTGCTGCTTTCCGTATCTCAATAGCATCAGTAAAATCCCCCTGACTATCTTCTTCATCAACCGGATATACTACACTCGTAACAATCCGCTCATCTTCTTTTGTGATTGAAAACTTTAAGTCTTTTGCTATCGGTTTCTCTATTGCTATAATCTCTGGTTTTTTTAGATATTTTCTTGCTTGGCGATAACATTCCCAATATGATGTCTTGTATTTATCATCACCAATTAAAGGTGCAACTAATTCAATGTCAATACTACGAAGTGCATCGACTATTTTAGCGAAATATTGCAAAAGCCCAAGTTTTGACCACGTTCCCCACGGCTTCCTTGACTGTAATAATGGAAATCCAGTATTACCCATATACCGTAAATCTGATAATAATGCGGTTTTGTGTCTTTCAGGATGTTTGAGTTTATCATCTATTATCTGTTTGCTATCTTCAGCAGACTTATAGAATTCAGCTTCAAACTCTGGTTCATCTAATTTATGTATTTCAGGCTTCTTTGGTCGTAATACTAAATCATATAAACTTAAATATTTCCAATTCGGCCCGTAAGTATTACCAATCCAATCAACGGTACTCCAATTATCAGACGGTGATCCAACACGATCCAATAATATTCTATCTATCTTCAAACGCAGTGACTTATCTAACTCGATAGTGAATTTACTATTGCTCTCATCACTGCGCACTATGACATCTAAATCATTTGGTTTTCGTATAGTATTATACACTACCGAACCTGCTAATGAAATAAAATCGGGAATCCAGACGAATTCAGGCAGATTATCTAAGTTTAATTGAGCAATCTCTGCTTCCTGAGTCTTTTTCTGAATATCAAAAGCTTTATACTGTTCCTTTCCATTAGCATCAGAAGATGTGTTTTCCGTTGTTAGTTCCATTTTAATTTATTCCGTGAGTAAGAACGTAAACTATTAATCCAGTGGCAATCACACAAAATGGCGACCATACATACCCAAAGATTATTTGCCATCCAAGAACTTTAGTTTTAATAACCGCGACTTCCTGCAATAATAAGAGCATCTGAGTATCTGACTTATCATTACGAAGCTTCTGATCTTTAATAAAATCTAATATCTCACGCTTGCAACTATCCCATTCTGTATCGGACATATTTATTTTCCCCCGTAACTATAGGATTCTCTGCCAAATCCTTTGACTTCCTCTGCTTTAATAGGATAATAATGTGAAGTGCAATGATGTAATATCGGGTCCATAGGTTTAGGATCACGCATTGCCATCCATGCTTCCCATCGCGCATTATCCTGTCCTTTTAATGCTTTGATAACTAAGCGCCCATCAAGTATCTTAGTTTCCTTATCTGGAAACATAAACAGTTCATGAAGATCGCTATTTGATGTAATAATTCCATTTGACAGTATAATTCTATGGTCTGATTCCAATTCAATATCATATAAGTTTGCTATTCCACTTTCTAATATAGAGGAATCATTTATACGAATTTCTTTTACTTTGATATATTTTTCACCCTTATGATCTATTATAGTCCATGATCCCATTTTATTATTTCCAAAATTATAGGAAACTCTATGAATCCAATAAACTTTATCTCCACCTTTTTTATATTGACTTTTCCATGAATTAATTGATGCTATTTCTCCAATACTAAAAAGTAAATGTTGAATATCTTCTATTAATTTTTTATGTGGAGTTCCCTGAGTTATTGATATATAAGATTTTCCAAATAAATCAGCGGAATGATCGCCATCTCCTTCCTCAAATCCGTTAATTATACCTTTTCTACATTCTCTCGATAGTCCAAATACGCAATTTCTTAATGATTTATTTTCCTTAACAAATTGTTTAATAAGTCCAACTAAACTGCCTGCCTGAGTAGCGAATATTGTCATTGAATTTGAGGTAGAATGCTTTGTAATAGATACATTAGAAGCCCATCTAGTAGCAAAATCTGAAATAAAATTTGATAATTTGTCCTCACTGATATGTAATGAAAAACTTAATCCTTCATTTCTGCCTTGTATTAATGTCCCTTCTGCCAAGAATAAACCTATAAATCTTCCAAGTTCATATGACCCACCAATACCATCATATCCTTTTGAATCTATAGGTATTTCATCACCAACGTTAATATTTAATGCCGGAATTTTAGTGAGATTTCCATCTCTATAAACCAAACTAGGATGATTGGGATCACAATGAATTACCGACCCATTAAAAAGTTTAATTGATAAAATATTTTCTGCTGGTATCTTAATATAATTTTTAATTTTTACAAAGCCAGATGGAGTTAGTATCTCTACATTTTCTTTTCTATCCACTATTTGACTAACTTCTCTTCTATAAATAAATCCTCTATCATCTCTGCAAATCATTTTAGTATCACCAATCATACAACGTTGACAACCAGCCTTAATATGACCTGTCCATATTGTACCCATCCATGAGTTTGTATATGGTGTAGCACCAATTCCACCTTTCTCTATAAAGTACGAGCTACTGAGAATCTGTATCTTTTCCAGAGCTTTTGCACCATCAACATCAATAGCACCACTTGCACTCTCATCCATATTTTTCTTTAGCGTTTCTTGCGGTTCTTCTGCACTTGGTTTAACTACCATCATAGAATGTGCTATTGCTGACTTCCCTGCTATATTTGTAACTGTTGCCCCTGTTAGAAATCTAATTAAGGAATCCACATCATTATCCGTGAATACAAACTGTATCAAAATTGGAAACCCAAAGTCTATTCGTAAATCTAAATGTATTGAATGACTAACGAATATTTCCCATAACTCTCTCGTTCCTGACTTGTAATCATTCATTTCCTCGTCTAAAATTCCACGAATATGACTTTGTAAAAACCCATCGCCTTCTCGATAATCGGGATAAAACTCTTTTGGTAAAGGTTCGTTTGGCTTTGCCCATTTATCGTATATCTCCTTCGGTATAGAACCATTTCTAATAGATTCTCTTACGTCATCTGTAATACCCTTTGTAAAACTCTTCCGCTTGGGTGTCATCTCGGATAATCTCTCTAACACAACCATATCATCTGAATGACTCTTTTCTGGTACCGTTTGCAATACTATGGAAACGTAACACCCATAATACTGAAATTGTGGATTATCCGTCTCATACATATTTACATCTTCCGAAGCAACTCTAAGAATTTCACCAATAGAAACTTTCTGATTAGTGGAGTCTGACTTTCCAACTAGATTATAATATTCACCATTATACTCAGTAACAAAGTTTTTATCTTTTTCAGATATGGCATCAGCCCACTCTTTTGATATTGGGCCAACAGCCAAATCATAATTAAACGTTCCGGAAGTTTTAGTTTCGCGTTTACCCACAACTAAGGCATCTAATTCAAATTTTTCTTTCCACTTTAACCAACCATGATTTTCAGGTGTTTGGTACGGCGCATCCAAAAGTTTTACCATAACGCCCTCAGCAATAAACTTTGGAAAGTTGTTACCACTTTTGGATTGATTCATTAACTTGGTGATTACTTTTGGTATATCTGCGCTGTTAGTTACGTAAGATAATGATGGCTTGCCTAGAAATGTTGATGGCTTATCGAAATGTATATGTTCGGTATCCTTAAACTTGGATAGTAACTCAATTCGCTCTTTCAATGGAAATGCTCTTGTATTCTTTCCACTATCCATAAGTATATCAAAGATATATAAATGCGCTAATTTGGTAAAATCTGTGGGATCAAATTTACCATTGATTAACGCATTTACCGCGGTTCTATGTAGACACTCGTTGCCCTGTATCATAACGAGTTCACCATCGAACTCCGTATTTTCTAGGATATTCATTGACTTGAATTCGGTTACCAAGATCGGTAATCGTGATGTCTTATCTGGTGTTTCAGTGTCCGCTGGATCGGTTATTATCCTAATTCTATTCTCGATTAGTATCTTAGTCCGACACCCATCAAATTTTGTATCTACGATTACTTTGTCAGCTTTGTTGAATAGTGGTGTGTTCCTTAAGTCATCAACTGAAAATATGCGATAGTACGGTTTACAGAGATTCCATTTATCACTTTTCACTATTGGCAATACTGAGATAAATAATCCACGACTGGACATCTCACTATCTAACATCCTTTGAATATTATCGAGATTATCCCAATCAATCGTGACCAAAGAGTCTGATTTCTCTATATCTAGGTATCGCTTATAAAGATGCTGTAATCGAACTCTTAAAGCATATAGACTTTCTTTTGTAATAGCCTTTACTGAATTTGAGTTTATATCTTCGATTAACATACTTACTTTCCTGAAGGCGAAACAAGTCCAAGTAACTCTAATGGTACCATACTGCGTGACACAAAATGATAATCTGCAAACTTCTCAGGTAATTCAATTTCACCAGCTTTTCTTCTTAATTCATTTATTGAAATTCTACCTGTATTTAGTTTCTGTGTTTCTAATGACAACTCTAACATTTTATCTTTAGTATCTAAATCTATAAATTTAAATGTATAAGCCTCAGAATTAATAATGGCATCCATCATCTTCTCTAATTCATCTTGTACTGGCTCTATTACTCCATTCTTATATATTTCATTCAATTCTTTCGCTGTCGTACCCGATAACTTTCCTACTTCTGCTATTCCTATTCGATATGGTGGCATTGAGTATACCGAAAGCACATCCTCTTTAAGCGAATCGAGATAGAGTCTAAATGATCCCTCTCTTGCTTGAGTAGAAATAGGTGTGAAAGTAGCTTCTCCTCCAGATGGTGATTGTAATATCAAAGTTTTATTGGCATTTGATGCGCCCTTTAATTCGGTATTGATAAACTTGTGGATGTCATCGGCTGCATCATCACTCCATTTGCCAGTTAATTGTACAAGATAAGCGGGTATTCCTAGATTCTCAAAAAAGGATAAATTATAGTCCCTGATTCCAATCATACTTGCAATATGTCCAACCGCACTCATCAATGGTGGTACTCCATATAGTTTTGAACGTGGATAGTACATCTTATTAAAAAATATTTCATTGCCAATGTCATCTAATGTTAAATCTTCTTGGATGCCCCCATTAGATGATTTTATTCGTAATCTATCCACGTCATTAGAAAATTCGCTGAACCATACCTCTTTTGTACCAGATTTTTGGCAAAACTTATTACCGTCGGCATGCACCCATAAATCACATACTGGCAGATGAAATATCTTCGTTACCTTATTATTTTTTCCTCGTACTACTTCTAACGCCTGATAACCAACTAACTCATAGTCAATTATTAGAGAATTCATAATTTGGCGAAAGCTAGATTTACCACCATTTGGATTCTTCAGTAAAGTCAGAATTCTTTGTTTTTCGGTTATACTTTCTTTATGATGCTCATTTAAGGTAAGAGAATAACCAAGTCCAGCGGCATCGGTTGCAATCTGATTTATAACTCTGAATAGTGTAGGGCTTTCATCATATAATAATAGAAAAGCATAAGGGTCAAATGGTTTATTGGCAAGTCCTAAAGTATTACTCCATGAATCGGCATCCTTAGTCTGTTTAGACTTATCAGTATCGCTTTTCATTATTGAATCACCTGTAATCATTTTTCCATTGGCTGTGACTATGAAAACTTTACCTATAATCTCAGACTGTTGTTTTTCTAGCTCTGCAATCTTAAAATTTGCGCGTTCTAAATCTTTATAGACTTGATCTATCCTAGTTAATTCTTTTTTTCGTAATATCTTCATTCTGTTCTGCCTCTCCATTTTCTAACATATCCAATAATCTCATCTTTATTGCCTGTCATTGAATTACTCATTATGATCGCATCCATCTCATCAGGTGAATCTTTCATCTCTGCTTTACTTTCTATGCGTACCACTCTGTCAGAATCTATATGTCCTTTGATAGATGATGCTTGCTGACGTATTTTCTCGTCATTTGGCAAGTCTGAAATACCATCTTCAAGTTTCTTTCTAAATGTCCAGTAAGCTTCTGCTCTACGATTATCATAACGCTTGGGATTTTCTGCTTTTGCACCACCAACAAAATCAATAACGATATCTCCATGTACTTCTCTTAGTCTATCACAAGCGCCTGCACCAAGTCCAACTGCATCGCCAATTACTTTCTTTGGATGTAATTCATCTATGAACTGTCCAACTTTTCCCACTACTGGCATTAAATCTGGTGTGTAGTCACAAGTATAAAGTATCTCATTGTGGCCATTATTCCATGTAGCACTTATAACTGTATTATCCTTACCTTTACGAGCAAAGTCAACTCCTAATATGACATCACCAGAGCGTGGTAAATTTCGTTCCATTGCATTTGAAATCATATTGAAAGTAAAAACATAATTATCTTCGATAGCAAAATCCCAATCTCCATTGAGATATTTTTCTACCCATTCAGAGGGAAACAATTCTCTTAACTTTGATTCATAATCTGGTGGATTATGTGGATTATCTTTTGGAAGAGCTTGTACGAAGCAATGATCTGGTAAGTTCTGCTTTACGAATCGATCCCTTACCCATCCACGTTCCGGGTTCGATGTTAATAAAGCTCTATAATGAATTCTTGGAATTGGTATTCGTAATCGTGAAGCTAAGACTAAAAATATGCTTTCTGGTACCTCAGAGGCTTCATCAATACCAAAAAAACCTAATTCCATAGACTTGAATTTGTCTATTGGTGCAGAAGCTTGCGTAGGTTTCAATCCACCATAATAAAGTATTGAGTTATTTACAAATTGAATATAATGCTCATAAGTGGAATGTTTTTTTATAATCTCTTTTGGTAGATGCTTTAGTAATGTTACAAGGGTAGTTCTATTAAATGTAGTACTTTCCCAACGACCTAAAAAACCTACATTACCATCATATTCAAGAAGTAACTCTCTAGTTTCAACACACAACCACGTGGAGTTATGAGTTACAATAAAATCATTCGTAAGATATAAACCATCAGGAGCATCAACTGTTATACAACGACACTCTTCACGATGCGAAAAATCAATAGATTCGATTCTATTCTTTAATGCGCACCCACCATTATACTTTTTAATGCGATCTAATTTCCGTTGTAAGCGAAAAAGCATACCATCATTATTAGTTCTTATAGTAACGTTATATGCTCTTTGTCCATCTTTTAATATGCCTTTACTCCTGAAAGTCGGGATTCGACTTGTAATAGTTGCCTTTCCACCAAGAGAGCGGATCATATATTGAACATCTTCTGCTAACTGCTTGCTTATACTGCAAAAAGAAGGGTGTCCTCTAGCATCTATATAACCATCACTATCACATAATCCTTGTATTATAGCTATACGTTGTTCTATTGAAGCGGTTTTATATATTTCTGGTATAAATTTTGTGTCTGCTTTATGCCCATATATCCCAAGTTTTATTAATAGTGCTATAAGTTTAGAATTATTTGTTATTGATAAATCAAAACAGGAGGATTCTTTTTTTTGATTAAGTCTTGTTCTGCAACCCAATCTAAGAGCTTCTTTTTCTACTGCACTAATACATTCCATATCTTCCGATGTTATTCCTAATTGTTTTGTGATACAACCATCGCCTAATAACAAACCGACTACATAAGAATCAAGGTTAAATTGGTCTGTTTTGTATGTCCTATTGAAATGAACAGGATCGCATAAAGGTATCAATGGATGTTTCTTTACACCAGCAGAATCCACTAATCCTTTATCCATCCATGAAATTATTTGTTCTGTTGTTTGAACACCCCACTCTCGAACTCTAACATTATTTTTCTTGTGTTTTGTACTAGAATAAGAGACTAACCAAAGATGTTCTAAACCACAATGAGTAAAAGAACCATCCGTAAATGTAATTTTATATAAATCCTGTTCTCCATGTTCCCATATTTTTATCACTCGTGTTGGAAGCCCATCTTTTCCAATAACAAAATCATCAACTTTAATATCACCAAAACGTTTAATTCCAAATGGAGTGCAGACCGATTCGTTGACACCCTGCATTTTTCCACCACCCATCGCGCCCCCATAAAGTAGATTAGTTTCTTGGGCAGTATGAGCTAGATATTGCTTTGGAGTCGGAATATATCTTTTTGATATATCAATTATCGTGTCATTATCCCGAAGATTCTCCAAGGGCAATTGGCTTGGATGGTATGTCAATAATGGTTCTTGTATTTCCATCTGGTCTTGGTACTCCTGTAACTATATAGATGCTTACTGGATTTTTTACCTTACTATTATCTTGAATTAAACTAGAAATTTTGGTATAGGCATTTATGCAGTCATTAGCTTCCTTAAAAGATGTTATTTTTATTTCACCGCTATCCACTTTCTTCTTGAACTCATCAAGCCCTGCCATTAACATCGCTTGAATATTCTTAACATCTTCCGTAACTCTATGTTCTATCTCTTTATCAATAGTGTTAAGCATTTTATTAAGTTTATACTCGACTCGTTTATTCCACTGTTCTCCTATAGACCATTTCTGAATGGTGGTTACGGACTTCTCAATTATTTTTGCTACTTGATTAAATCGTTCTCTTTCAGTTCCTAAATGTCTAAGAGAAAAGTAATGTTCAAAAGCTTCGTTATGCTCACATTCTTCTGATAGTAAGTTTTCCATGTTTATCTCCATAAAATTTGTTCTTGTAATGATTATAAATCAAACTATTTTCGATGTCAAGAAATTTTAACATTTGAACAAATAATTAAAATACATATAAAAAACACTTGACAAAGAATGACAATGTATGATATAATAATTATTATACTAAATAATTAATCTATTTAACAATTAAAAAAGGTCGGATAAATTATGCCACAAAAAAGACTATACCTAACAGTACCAGAAATCTCCAGTAGATTAGAGGTCACTCCAATGACCATCTACAAACTTATAGCTACTGGAAAATTAAAAGCTAAAAAAGTCGTTAAGCATTGGAGAATTAATCCTAGTGATTTGGAAGAATTTATCAAAGTATGGAATATTGATCATGCTGACAGCCCTCGACGAGTAAAATCGGTAACCGTTATAAAAGTTAAACAAATCAGCGCAAAATATTATGATACAATTAAGTCAAAACCCGTACTATCATTTTCAGAAGGTTGTGACTATATCAATATCTCACCCTCAACACTACATCGCTATATGGAGGACGGTATAATTGACTATATCGCAATTAATCGTCCTGGACATTCTGAAAAGAACAGAAACAAGATAATTAGATTCCGTAGATGTGATATTGATAAGTTTCTATCTGAGAATAAAAAGAGTAATCAATCTGATAATAATATAAAGAAGGGTGTATAGAACTCTTGACATTCACGTTCCAAAGCTTTATACTAGATTTGAACCAATCACTGGCAAGCGATTAATTACCGTTTGCCGTCAGGGGTGTTCTCAGACCCCCTGACACCCTTAATCTGAGATGAGGATTTATTCGTGCAAAAAAATCAAGAAAAAGAAATACCTACCCGAAATCTTATCGATCTATTTAGGAATTACTACAAACTAGGAATACATCATTTCGTTGGGAATAGCGGGAACGCTATTATGATGGGATTACTTTACAAATTTAACGAAATGGGGTTTCCTGATGAACTTAGAATCTCAAACCACGAGATATGTGCATTAAGTGCGTTAGATATACGAACATTCAGAAATACAAGAGACATACTTAATAATTATCTTCATATAGATAACGATCCTGATAGTTGGATTTTCAAATCTAACGAAAATAATAGGAGAGAATATGGCACATATCACTTTAATTACGTATTTTTACTGGAAATTTACAGTAATAATACAGCAAACTTGCAACAAACTTGCAACAAGGTAGTAACAAACTTGCAACAAGGTAGTAACAAAAAAAACGGAGATGCGCCATTCTCAACCCCTCGAGATCAGCGCATGTCTGCAAAAAATGTCCTCCCTTCTAATACTATACCAGAACATAACAAAACAGAAGTAGAACACGCGCATAATTTATCTGCTGATAGTGATATAGAAAAATACGTACCTCTAATTAAACTTCTAAACAAAACTCTTGCTACTGCATGGCAACCACAAAGAAGGATAGATTATGAATTGCTAGACGAAACACTAACCTATCCAGAAGAAAAGATATTAATTGCTATCAAAAAAGCAATGAATTCAAAAGCCGAACTTAAATTACCAAGATTACTCTCTTACATCCAACCCATTCTAAGAGAAATAAAAGATGAACCTCCTGTACCTACGACTGCCGAAGTCGTTGAATGGGAGCCTCCGCCACCGATTGAACCTATGCGCCCTGAATTCTTTGATAGGATGCAGGAAATAATAAAGAAAATGGGTCCTGATGTTGACATATCTGAGGAACTTGACGCTTTAGGGAAGGAGTTTGAAGTTGGAAAATGCAAGGTTTGAAGCTATAAGATTTGATAGAGTTCCGCCAGTATATATTGACGCAGAGATTGCTGTTTTATCTGCCTGTATGCAACCAGAAAGTTCTTTAATGACGGTTGCAGAGATCATTGAGATTGTAAAATCAGATGATTTCTATAAAGAGGCACATGCAAAGATATTCAGCGCAATACTTAGTTTATATCAACGCAACATTCCACCTGATATGTTGATGATCATAAGAGAATTAGATAAAATGGGTGAGTTAGAAAAGGTAGGTGACGTTCCATATCTTCAAAGTATAGAAGCGGGATCGTTAGGATTGGGAAATATCAAGCATTACGCTGAATTGTGTAGAGATACTTCACGAAGAAGAAAGTTGATAAGGGCATCAGTAGAAATTTATAATAACGCCTTTGATGATATGTTAGAAACGGATAGTTTATTAGAAAGTGCTGAGAGTTCTATATTGAATATAAAAGACTTGTCATCAGCACAATTTGTAAATGCACGCTCTCTGGTAAATTCCACACTATCAACGATTACAAAAGCCTATCAATCAAAGACATCTGTTTCAGGAATCCCATCTGGATTCAAGAAACTTGATTATCTTACAACAGGATTTTATCCGGGTGACTACATTATTGTCGCTGGAAGAACAAGTATGGGTAAATCTATATTCGTAAAAGATATTGCCATACATCTTGCTTTTACTGAAAAAATGCCAGTTGGATTCTTTACGTTGGAAACGTCAAAGGAACAATTAATGCTTCGGATAGTCTCGTCTTTAGGTGATTTGGATGGTTTTAATTTAAGAACAGGACATCTATCCGAAGCAGAATATCAGAAAGCAGTAAATGTAATAAATGAGATTTACAAGGGCAATCTATATATTGACGATTCTTCTGGATTGACGGATATGGAATTGAGATCACGTATTAGGCGGATGAAATATCAACACGGTATTGAATTGATAATAATAGACTATATCTCATATTTGAGTTCTTATAAGAGGACAGAAAATCGCCAACAGGAAATATCGTCTGTTTCAAGATCATTGAAAGCGATTGCAAAAGATTTTAAGATTCCTGTAATAGCGGTTGCACAGATCAATAGAGGTCCAGAGGATAGGTCAAACAAACGCCCACTACTGTCGGATTTAAGAGAATCTGGGTCATTGGAGATGGATGCTGATATAGTATGTCTTTTGTATCGTGATTCTTATTACAACAAAGATAGCATGGATGATACAACCGAAGTTAGTCTGGAAAAGCAGAGAAATGGTCCCACAGGAATTATCAAGTTAGATTTTAATAAACAATGCACAAAATTTGTCAACAAGGAGAAAGAGTGACGGCAAAAGCGTGTACAAAATGGATGACTATTGATTCTAAGGAATTAACGACAAAATATTATTATATTTTATCAACACCCGAATCCATCTTAGCCATAAGAAACGAAGAACTTGGGGATTGTCTACTTGCATGGCAAAAAGGATATAATGCTGAGTTGTACCTAAAAGAAATTGTACCACTAACTGATATAAAAACAGAATATTCTATAACTAAGATCAAGTTTGGTGATTTAGTTATCGAGGCAATGGAATCAAAATCAAGTATTATCATTGATGAACTTCCCAATGAAGCATGGTCGGAACACATAGATATAAAAGACTGGATTAAAAATTATCCAAAAGATATAAGAGGAATCAAAATTTTGATGACAAATGAAAAACAAAAGGATGTGTTGCGTGAAAAAAGTATTGGCTTAACGAATATTTCGTCAGAAATCGAAATCAATTCGATGGATAGTGTACCATTTTGAAAGAGGAAAGAATGTCCGATATTCTTCGGGAGATGAAATGTTAATTTTAAGTAAAAATATGCTTGGTGCTTATAAGCGTGGTTGGAATGACTGCATGAAGGGATTTAAACTAGAGGATAATCCTTATGAGTTAAAACCTAATCCACGCTCACATTGTATGTTTACGTTCTCAAAGGGTTTCTGGACACACTGGATATATGGCTTTTCGAGTGCAAAAAGTTATAAGGGTGGATGTGCCGAATATCCGATCCAATGTCCTTGTGTTTATTGGGAGTATAATGATAGATTTATAAAGAGAACTGATAAGAATTGCAAATGGTGTTCTGGAAGTGGGGTGCTTAAATAATGAAAATGTACGTTTGGATAGATGGTCAACTACCCCATGCCTAAAGGCAGGGGCTTGCACAAAGTAACCAGTACAACCGCTGGCGAAATTGCAGGTTAAACAGGAGACTAGCTTAGTCAAGATCACTAGCCGTTAATTAAATGCAATGTGGTCGTTCGAAGACAACTGAATTATCTGGTCGTGGTAGGCCGAAGGATGTTATTAGCGCCGCCCTAACTGATAACCAATCCGATAGTCAGCAGCGAAGGGTCGTTTAACAAGGGGCGTAAGCCCATACAGTTTGGTAGTTCTGTAAAAACTACCTCTTAACATTTAATATTAAAAAGGAGAAGGCAATTCCTCCCCACGCATAAATGCGGGGGTATCCTTGCCGAAACAAGAGATGAGTTTATCTAAAGATAATCAGATAAATAGAATTCATTTAAGAATGGGTGAAGATTATATAAGCAAAGCTATACAAATATTGGAAGGCATTATTGATGAAGAAACGTGGCAAATTTTAGAAGAAAGTATGATCGCCATACAAAAGAAACATCAGGAATATGTTGATCTAATGCTGAGTCAATGAAAAAAAGGAGAGGCAATTCACCACCCGCATGAATGCAGGTGTCCCCTTGCCGAAAAATTATGGAGAATCGAAAAGTAAATGGTGATGGCGATGGCTATGGCTATGGCTATAAGCCGTTGCTAATAGGAGATATAGTAATAAGCAAAATCATTCTTGATCTGTGTGGCGGAACTGGCACTTGGTCAAAACCATATCTTGAGGCGGGCTATGATGTTAGAAATATAACGCTTCCTATGTATGATGTTACTACTTACATCCCGCCTAAAGGTGTATATGGAATACTCTCAGCGCCGCCATGTCAGATGTTTAGTCAAGCTAGAAACGCACATAACAATAATCCAAAAGTTAAACCAAGAAACTTTATTGAGGGAATGAATCCAGTAAATGCCTGTATAAGAATAATATTTCAGTGTCAAGAGACTCTTGTTTTTTGGGCTTTAGAGAATCCAGTAGGATTACTCTCCAAATTTCTTGGAAAACCCGTATATACTTTTGAACCCTGGTGGTTTGATGGTGATGAAAATTGGTCAAAGAGAACTGCATTATGGGGAAAATTCAATGTTCCGCAGCGAGTGTATCTTAATTATGAAGATCGTCCAGATGCTTATAATGTTTATATCAGAGCGAAGAAAAGATATTCGCTGCGTAAAAGCAAAATTCCATCAATACAGGATATTACTTGCGGCGGGCATAAAGTACAAAATGAAATAAGATCAATAACACCGTCAGGGTTTGCAAGAGCATTTTATGAAAGCAATAGATGATATGAGGTATGGCATGAAAAATATCAACGTTAGAAAAGAGGTGTGCATATGATTAGGAATCTTTTACGAGGCACTGCGTGATCTGCATAAATTTTCTTGGCGTGTTGTGAATGGCAAACCTTCCAATTTAGGCTTATTATTAACCGCAGGTGATGTACATAGAGAATATGAAAAGATAAGACCTGAGACTGAGCCACAGATGACTCCAAAAGAAATAGTTAATATGGCACTAGAGAATGTCAAAAAGGAAGATAGAATGAGAACTGAATATATAGAAAGGAACTCGATATGGTGGGTGAGTCAAAAGATATGATGATAGAAGATGTAGAAGCCCCCGAAAAGTGTATGAAGGACCTTCTTGAAGGATTCATGGCAGGAATCGAGGACGCAAGGAGGAAAGATCCCGAATATCAAAAGCTTTTCGCGATAGCAAGTGACTATGGATACTTGTTGAGCGAAGTTTGCCACAAGATGATGAATGTTATTCTCGATGCCTGTCAGGTGCTAAAGGATAAAGATGGAATAAAGATAAATAATGACGTTTTTGCGTTCTTTCTTTCGCTGCCATTATTGGCATTTATCACCAAGAGGCTAATAAAGAATGAGGAGGGATTTTCGTGTTGTGTTGATAAGACTTATTATTTGCTATCAGCAACGCTGAAGGAAGTGATAGCGAAAGTCGGAGAGAAGGATGCCTGGTGATCGCTTATAATCTTATTAAAGAGACAAAGGAGGTTTAATCTATGTCAAGAATAGACATTAGAAAAGTCAAAAAGCATTTAGTGACGACTGACTCTTGTCGCCAAAATGTTTGACAGAATCGGAAAATTAGCTGATTGAGAGGAGAAAAGTTGGATAAATATGAATTAGCTTTTTATAAAATCGGCGCTGCGTTGCTTGATCTCGAAGATGTTGCAGATGAAGATTTGATGCGATTAATAAAACTATGTATGGATAGACTACGGTATAGAGGGAATAATCTGAATATTGATGCAAAAGTAAGTGAGTCACATGATCTATTTTTGGTACTTCAACATTCCCTGCTGGATTTACGTGCGGGTTGTTGTCAGGAGGATTTACTTGTTTTCAATGCAGAAAGTTACGTGTTATATGCAGGATTTTTCGGTGAATTAAAACTAAGATTGGCAAGTGAAGCCATGATGGATAAAGAAAGAGCTGAGCATAGAAAAGGTTTTACCGACAATCTTATGAGGAACAGATTTGATCTGTTCGATAATAAGGTGAAAAAAAATGTATAACGCATTCGGCAAATGCAAGAATTTTAATTCTGTAGCAATTTATGGCAGAGCAGATTGTAGGAATTGCTCACACCAGAATCCATCGGGAACAAATGAATTTAAGGTCGGGGATTGGTGCAAAAACTATTCTACATATGCCAGAAAAAAACAACGGACTGAACTGATAACAGCGAAACCTAAACTAATTATCAAAAAAGATTTTAATGCGAGGAGAATATGATTAAAATTAGTATTCCATTAAATTGGAATCTATCTAAGAATCGAGCTAGAAAGATATCTACTAAAAATGGCCAAATACGTAGTTATAAAACTGACGAACATATAAAATGTCAGGATGAGGTTGAGTTCCTGGTTAAAGCGGAAATAAACCGGGTAAACTGGAGGCCAGAGCGAAAAAAGTTATGGCTCATGGTAAAAGTCTTTAAGAAAGATCATAATGGGGATAGTTCCAATATGCTTAATCCGATTGAAGATGCAGTAAAAAAAGCTATCCAATTAGATGATTGTTGGAATTCCACTATTACCGATTGGGAATTATGCGATGTGACCGATCAACGAGTTGAGATATATATCTCTCAAGTCTTTAGTGATATTCTTACAATACTTAAATACGTCTAATTATGAACGATAACAAAATGATTGATAATATCGAACCTAGCTTAATTATATCTAAAATGGATATGGTAGAAGCAAAATTATCTGGATGTGTTGAAATAGCGGAAAATCTTAAAGGAAAAATTAATATTCTCCTAATTCCAGAGACTCAATCCTCAGAGGAAAGAAAAATACACGCTGATGCAATCCAGCGGGGTGAACACTCTGAATTATATTATGCTCTCGATAAGCATTCTGAGCGTCTAGTCGAGCTTCAATGCATTTTAAGTAGAATGCTAGAACGAATTGAAAACTAATCTGCATTTGATCAGTTTGAATATGATCAAACACAGTTTGAAACTGTTCAAATACTGAGTTTCATCAATTAACCAATAGCCTTAAAAAATATAATAAGACTATTGGTTATTTCAATTTTTTCAATTCTCAATCTCTTTATCATAATCATCATATTTTTCCAAACCTTTTAATGCAGGATCACCCGCCCATTTACGTACGTAATCAGGTACCCACTGCCCAGCCCATTTCTCTACCTTTGGACTGCTTACACCAACAATATTTCCACCCTTGCCCGAAAGGATTAACTTCTTTACTGTATCGCCTGTTCCAGGAGTTATTTCCCCATTAAAAAAAGCAGTTGCTGATGTTATTCGATTATAATTATCCCATAACATACTAGAATTACGCTCTTTACCAGCATTGATATTACCTGACCACTGATCACTCGATACCGCATATATCTTTGTCGGTATACCAAGTTGCTTACAAGCTCTTTCCACCAGCGAGTCTGCGCCCTTAGCACCACCATGCACTACATACGCAATGCCACCAATTTGATGATAGCCAACCCAATTCTCCAGCAGATCTAATACCTTTGCATAATTAGCGTCACTGTCAAACCCACGACTGCCTGTTACCATCATTACAGCCCCATACTGATCATTTAAATGAACATTGCCCGTACCACCACCAACAACACTATCATACTTATTTGCATGATAGTCTTTATCTTTATATGAACTACCATTCCATAACCCATTAGCCGATTTTAGCATCTCGGCTAATCGTAACCTTGTCGCCTCTTGCTTCTCTCTCGCTGCCTTTTCTTCCGGTGTCTCACTAGCCGTTATTTCCTCGCCAATTCCTCTGACAATTCTTGATATTAAGCCACTAACTTGCTTCTTCGGCGCTAGATTATCAATTCCACTTGGTGTAATTGACAAATTATATGTTTCACTACCAACATCATCTATTGCCACCACATTATCTATTTCAACAGACATACCCTGTTTACCCCCACCACTCTTGCCACCCTTGCTCACTACTCCACGTTCCGCACACTTTCGACTTGCCATATGTCCTCCTTCCCCCACCTAAAATTCTATGGGCGGAATAACTTTCGATTCTTTTTTACCTCTCTTTCAATCTGAATACCCCTAGCTTCAGCTATGGGGATGAAAGATTGCTGTGTTGTTCCTCAACACAACTATTCCTTGCATTTTCACTACTTTTGTGCTATAATTATATATGTCGCTATTTATAGACGACATTCGCTCTTTCGACAATTGGTATAAGGTTTCAGCACGTCATTGGGTGCTGTGCAAAATCAATTCCAAAAATAGTCTAGTGCTTTCTGTGTTTGCTTTAGCAGGGGTAAAATCCGCATTGCATTTCAACTAGACCTAAAGAACCGAAACACAGAACCTGTCCTCGTGAAAACGGGGATTCGAGTTGGGGCATCAACTCTTGCAGTAGATAACATAAGACCAACTTAATGGCTGTTATCGTTGATCGCAGAATCCCCTGCCTTTAGGCATGGGGAGTGTGTCAACAAGTAATGCCTCATATTCCTTTAATATCGCATCATCTTCATACTATTGGCTCCGCCAACTTTAGCTAAAAACCCTTTCCGTATTCCTGTTACTTTACCACAACGACTCATCTCGACCCCCACCTAAAATTGTATATCTTGATAACTGTATTCGTAAACTTTTTACTCTATTCGATTTGTATACGAAAATTTTATATACGGAGATATATACATATAGCATCTCAAAATCATTTTGTAGTTTTTACAAACTTAAAATATAAAACATAAACTATTTCAAAAAGAAAACTAAACCGTCCCAACATGAACAATCACTTAACAAGACCATCATTACCCTGAGAGTTGAACTGCCTAAGCACATCAATGAATGTCCGATACTTAAACCTACTATCCCTACAACCTGACCTAAAGACTTGAGCCGAACCAGCCATCATCATTGATGGTGTTACATAGTTCTCAATCTCATACGATAGATTACACTTGTTGACATCGAATCCTTCAAGCCCTTCAGTACCACAACAAGTAATAGAGTCTGATAGCGACTCCAGGTTACACTCATTAGTCAAGAACACCAAGTCATTAGCATGGCAACACTCACGGATAACCTTTAGTGGTTGCTCTAAAGACTGTGATGGATAAGTATACGAGTCACCAACTCGTTCGGTCACGCTGCCGACAGGACGACGTAATGATACACCACCAACTAGAAGGGCGTATACACCACTTGATCTATATGCGGGTATCATACCTATCAATTCGTCTAGCGATTCCACCACGAAAGGCTGAGACCGTACCACGAGCCTTTTAGCATATTGTGCCAGATGATAAAGCATGGCAAATCGATTACGATAAGATGGTGCATTAGATTCATACTCTAATGAAAATGATTTAGAAGTCATACTAATTTGAACAACGACATTACAGTTGGCAATCAGGCCAAGATAATCATCATCCATAATCAGAGTTGATTTAGTTGTTAAGACAAATGGATAGCCTGTCTCTGCAAACGTGTACAAAACTTTGTATGACCGCCTAGTAATCTTATCACAAAAGGGCAATGGATCGGACAGTACACCCCAATGCAATGGAATCTTCCAATCACACCAATTTGTATCGGCATTGCGTTTACCTTTAGTCCACTGTTCCAATGATTTGAATGATTCAAACGGTCTGAAGTTATTTCTACCATGTATCTTTTCAGAACAGTAGCCGCATTGAAAAGGACACGATCCTCTATAAGAATCAAACCTGATCGGCAAATTGCAATGTAAGACAGCAGCAGAACTATAAGGCATTATTTCAATTCCTTAATCTTGGTTTATACTAATTCAAATCCTAACAAATCTATGTGCAGAAACAACCATAAAAAAACCAGCACATAGTAACAACGGATTGTGCATAAGTTTGCAACATTAATCAGCGTTAAATAAGCAGAATTGATTGGCAGATTGTACACATTATAATCTAACTAAATCTAGTTTTTTTGCCCAATCGAATTCTTAAATCTTCGATCCAAATAATGTTCTGATCCCACTCCCAACACCATCAAAATAGATCAAAAGATCAATGGGTACTTTATGCTCCATCATTGTATAGACCAAAGCAGTAGAATCTTTACCACCAGAAAAAGATACGATGTTCACAGTACTCCGCCTTTCAGTACATTATATCACATCAAAAGATTATGTCAACAATTAAGTAAATATGATATGTGAATAAGGGAATGTGCTGACGCACAGAGAGCGCACAATAGGAAATTGTGCTTGGATGAAAAAAGTCGGCGTACAGATCGCTAGGACAATCGATTAAACTCTATATAAGATCAACTAGCCTTTTTGTCACTGTCTTGCTTTATAAACCAACCATGAACAAAACGACTATCCTGTCGATTCAAATCCGTGAACAAATCAGGTTCATCGAGCCCTTTTTCTTGTTTACTACGTCCACACCTGGACTTACAATTCAATTTCATCTCTATTTCACTGATACGAAACTTGGCAAACTTAATGCCAACGATACAGGACTTGCATTTCTCAACGGTTAGATCAAACATTAGAGTACTCCTTATATGTGATTAAGGGTTGTTGAGCATAAGCGTCACATATCGGAGATTATCCATCACTTATACCCAACAGCACAAAGTTGCAATACATCAGCCCATGACTTCTGATGTGTCATTATAATTATAGCAAATCTACACCCAAAAGCAAGAGAAAAAGCTCAACGCTCACTGCTTCAAAGGTGCAGTTCGCTTTTTTCGCTGCCGACCTTACCGTCCACTTCAATGTATCCAGCGTCCCCCCCTCAACCATCCCCTTTCCCCTTTGGCGCCCTGCCCAAAGGTCAGGGCTTCCTCGCTCCGCTTCGGCATCGGGGAAAGGGGAATACATTTTATAGTTGCTTAATGGTTCTCACCCAAAATACATTCCTCAGTATGCCCCCAAGTGACTAACTTACCATCCACTTCAATGTGCCCCCAAGTGACTACCTTACCGTCCACTTCAATATGCCCCCAAGTGACTACCTTACCGTCCACTTCAATATGCCCCCAAGTGACTACCTTACCGTTTCTCCGTATGCACTCCGCTACCACCTTACCTTTTACTTTTACGGTATGTCATTCTTATTCCGATCCCCTGATTTCTCTAACCATTTAGGTGTCGAGAAATCAACCATATCAAAAAATCTCAATTTCTTAACGTGCCACCATCTGCCGAGATCGGCATATTCTTGGCACTAAAATTGAGACATTTTGATATGAGAGACTTGAAGGCATGAGAAATTTAGGATCGGATTTCAGAAGAGAATTTGCTGCGCAAAGGAATATTTTTTTAAGATCAAAAAAATAGACTTATAGTAAGTTTGACTTTGTCAGTTCACAAAGTCAAATAAAAGAACTGATGCACTCCGTCGGGAAGACTGCGTGCATGTTAATTTTGATAAAGATATCTTTATTTGATAAAGGTTTCTTGATCTGAGTTCATCCGAAGGAAGAAATCCAAGCTATCGCTGGGCCGAAAAAAAAAAGAAAAAGTCTATCTCAATTCAAATGTTTTTTTCTTTTGGGGGAAAAGAGGCTTGTATCAAAATGGAACGCCAATACGGAGACGTCAAGAATCGTGCCAAATAATACGTTCCATAATGCTACATGACAGAAATCGGACAGTCCAAAATGAGAAAATCGTGTAGACGTAATGTTCATGCGGGTCTAGGTGGTATCAGAAATCTGATACTCAATTCTAAAAAACTGACACTAGATAGACCACTGTTAGAAACTACTTTAACCCATTCAGGGCGTGTATCAAAATAAGAATTTGTCTTTATATGGAACAGGGCGTAAACCCTTTATTCATGCAGGTCTATGGAATTTGGAGTTAAAAATTGTTTAGTTATGGAACAAAAATGGGTGTTTCCGCTGGTCGAATATGCTCTTTGTGCTAGTCAAGCTTGTAGACGCAGTCATAATGCGGTTTTACAGGTTTGGCACAAGACTTGCAATGGTAATAGGTAATTGAATAGAGAATTGATAAAGAAAATGCAAATAATTAAGAAGGAGACAAAAAAAATGAAAAAAAAAGATGACTTAAATTACGAAGAGGCATGGAATCAACTGATCAAAAAAGTGAAAAAGGAAGAAGATCGCAGCCTGCTAGCGATAGTATTTGAGATAGCAGAATACGGACGTACTGTCCGTGAGATACCAGGAAAGTTTCAAATAAAAAAAACGGAGGGGGAATAAAGTCATGGCTATAAGTTGTGAGTTCGAGGCGTTACTCAGAGAGGATGATTGGATAACTATCAAGTTTCCTTGCATCAAAGAGATACGGACAACTGCTGAGATTGCAGAGGGTCTCGGAGTAGCGTTATTACAACTGGCAGAAGATGTCCAGATACGCAGATCAATTGCAAAGTTTGAAGAGTCTTTGATTTATGAACTTGAGTCTGATGTTAGTTTTTCTGGTGGGTTTCCTATTAATACTTGTGGGGAGGCGTTTTAAGATGGCATCTTTTTGGCATGTTTACAGTTTCATTTTTTACAGTTCATGTGGTAGTTGGGCTAATCAAAATCTTTTACAGTACTTTCTAGCACTGCTGGATGATTACAATTATACGTATTACAAAAAAGCAGAACTGATTGTAAAGTTGGTTGAGTCCTTTGAAGCAGAATAACGAAGATTGGTTGGAATGGCTAGAGACTGAAATTGCATTTACGGTTTTTTGGAAATGCATCCAGCCGGATGAATACGAAAAAGAAGATGAGGTGGTAAAATATCGGCAAAGCTGGAAATGGGTCAAAGATTTTCTGGTGTTTATGGGGTCTTTTATTTAGTGTGTTTAGTTTCACTTCTCTCGCTATGTGGGGTATAGAGGAGGGAACACAGACATTAGGATTTGCTTTATATCAATTAAGTAAATCCGATTTGGAAAAGGATGTGATAAATAGAAAAGTTGAAAAAGCAGATCAATTGTATCAGGCACTTGATCATGCCGCAGTCATCCTGATGACGGTTAATCCGATTCTAAAAATGTGGGTTTTGCCATATATGAATGTGGCAAAATTCCAATTTCAACTTTACGAGGAGACATTAAAAAAATGAATAAAAAAGGGATTGTAGGTCTGTGTGTCTTGATTGTGGCTATTATAGGTCTCATCTTCTCTGGTAGAGGTGTTGTAAGTGATATCGATATGCAGACATCGCTTTCAAAACTTTCTGATGTAGTGGATTCTCAACAGAAAGCAATCGCTGATTTGACTGCTAGGATAGTTAAGCTTGAGTCAAATCCTGTTAAGACTATTCAGAGTCAGGTAACATCCTTACCAAAGTTGTCAACTGCGACTGTTGGGATTGCAAAAACTAACCAGAAGTTTGAGGCTACTTCCGGGCAGAAAGTCTATCTCAATGCTGCCGGGGATAAGTTCCACTTCTGGGATGGTTGTACTTGGTATGGGTATGGGACTGAGACAACGGTTGAGCAAGCGGTGTCCTGTGGTGCTAGAACTTGCATGTTGTGTGAAATGCACAAAGTCATCAAACAGAAATAGTGTTCCTCCAAACAATAATCCCTAGCCGTACGGGGTGAAGTACGGCAGGTTGTTATGTCTATCGAAGTAAGAAAAGCTTTGCAGTTATTAGAGAGGGCAAGGGTTCAGCGTTTATTCAGAAAAAGACAACAAACCAATGGTTGGATTCCAGATGATGAACCTGATCCGCAAGATACAGTTTACCGAGAACAGATTGGCATCGACGAAGTTGGAATGCCAATCTATAAATACATAAAGGATGAGAACGGATTATGAAAATATGTGTCAAATGCGGCGAGTCCCGACCGGAGAAACTGATCAAGATCGGAAAAAAGTATTATTGCAAAACATGCATAGCATTTTTCGCTATGATGGGAAGGACACTAAAATGAACGAATGGAACCGACTGTTACTTGGTGTCATTGGTTTCATGTTAATATTTGCTTTATGTCTTTTACTACTGGGATGCGACTCGGAGTCTAGTCCAGTGGTGGGGGATTCTCCGATGCTTGCTCCTGGCATTCCTCCCTTGTCGAGTACTGCGGTCTACTCTATGTGGGGTTCTACGACGTACCATAGGAATACCTGTAGATTTATAATTACGAGCAAGAAGCCGAATGCTTGGTTGTTCAGTTTCAAAGTAGAAAAAGCCTCAGAGATGGGACTTAAACCTTGCTCCAACTGCTTCAAAGCACAAAAAATTGGAGATACTTAATCAATTAGGCATGGGGGAATATGTCAAAGTAAGACGATAATCAATCTCGATAATGAGAAGTAGGTTGTCGTCTTTTTTTTGTACCATTTGTGCTCCATTTTGAGACAGCGTATCATCATGTGTCTCATTCTGGAACATCAAAAAATTTTCATCAATCCTCAAGATCGAGGATTGTTTTTCCATGCCTCTCATCAAGTCAGGAAGCCTTGATACCGATTTGAAGAGCGCAGGAAGCGTGTGCAGGAAGCACAAGAGAGCGATTGTAGCAACCAATCGAAATCGGTTAGCATGTTTTACGATTATCGCTAAGTCTTAACCTTCACAGTAAGATAACCATGACCGAACAAAAAGTCTACGTGAATAGGGATATGCCGTCACAAATCCAAGATCGGTTTGTGATCGGCATAATTCACTACGACTTTCTTGTTCTCACACTTAAGGTAAAAATCTTTATTAGGATCGGATAATGTTTTGGCAATCTACTCAAATTCTTAACCAAAAGTCAAACTACAGTAACTCGTCACTACGTGCCGAATCGCTTTTTTCCCTTCTTGAAGCCTAACCCCCCGCAGAAATACCACCCACCAAATCATCTGCCCATACCACAACATACTAATGACGCTGCACCAAAATACCGCACACACAAAAAAATAGCCGACAAAATATGCTTACACAAGCAGATATAAGGTGAACGGGAAGCCTTATTTTTTTTTACATTCCATGCTTACCAACATTATTTTTTTAACAGACAGATACACAGGTCGGTATCTATCGGACACTGACTCTAACTGTATGTTCGTAACACGGTTCTTTACCCGCATGAATGCTGGTGTCCCCCCCTGACTGAAACATGATGGGAAAAGCTAGAGTACTCTAACGGTAAGCGTTTCGCTTCTTCACACACAGCGTTCGGCAAGCAGACAGTTGCCCTGTGTTTTTCGACTACAGCGATTGTGTTCTTAGGCGATGCTGATTTTTTTACGTATACAACGATCACTGTAGACAACCCGATGAATAATACACATTTCATGTTTACCGACACTCTTTTTTTCTAACAGATAGTTTGGCAAGGGGGGACACTAAACACCTATTGCTCTTCAAGTATTTGGTCTTGGTTTCTTAAATGCAGTTAATGAGACCCAGTATTGGAACAGTATTTGATGAAACTCAGTTAATTGATCAAACATCAGTTTGAAACTGATCAAATTCTGAACAAAATGGCTCGATTAAATCATTTTTTCAATTATACCCTTAATTTTATTCGCTGTCATTGCAGCTTCATTCTCATTCTTGCAAATCCGAACCTTTATCTGGATAGTAGTCTTTTCTCCGTTCCTGTCAAAAGCTTTGTTCCGAATCCATTTGAACTCCTCAATAAACAATCCCCTCATCGCATACGAATTAAGAATGTTATCTGCCTCCAGAAGCCTTTGCTCTGGTTTGTAATTTATCAGTGGCGCAATCGCCGTTGCTGATGGCAGGCCATCCCTCCTTATTGGGATTACTACACTACCATCGGGCTGTAGAACAAAGTCATTTATGTCATTCATAACTTCATACATCCTTTCATTAAAGAAATATATCATTAATCGAAAATTAGTTTTTGGAGTGCAATTCATCTGTTACCCATTGTTTAGTATTTGAATTCCTAATGCTAGTGTGCTATAATAGTATCAGATAGAATTCAAAAACTTATGTATGGTGACTTGGTAGGGATAGCGAAAGCAACTCCGATGTGAGAATCAAGTTACCATACATGCCTTATCTCACAAAGGAGAAGTAGTGGAAACCGAAAAACGTATTATAACCCGTTTCTGCGATATGACACTTATCGAAAGATATATCTTCACTGAACTACTGCGAATAGAAAATCACCAGACACACGAATTTTTTTACAAGCAATCCACAATAGCAAAACATTTATGCCTATCTCTATCTACAGTGGCTAGGGCATTCAAGGTATTTATTGATAATGGTCTAATTGAAGTCTATAAAAGACGTAGGTACTCAAATATCTACGTGATACTTAGACGATTCGACGAGGGGTGTAAAGATGATTGAATATATAAAAACTATTGCAAATAAACAATCTATGCTATTTATCTATAACCCACAAAAACTATCTGAAAAACTACGTTTACCAATATGGGAAATAGAACATAGATTTAACATTTTGATAGATAATAATATCGTTCAAACGCACAGCATGAAAGGGTTTAGAAACGTATACAAAATCTTGGCATAATTCTTGTATGTAAATTCGAGATATGTCTGTACACTGACATACCTGATATGTCTGTACACTGACATACCTCAAACACGCCAAAACACCATCTAAACTATTGCTATTAAAGCGTCTACACGATTGCAAAAAACTCCTATCTATGTACTAACGCACTAATCATAAGGTTGTGCTGCGCACTATTTAGAAATATAGTGACAATACTTTCCATACTGCCAACAACCAAGTCTACCAATCCTTAATCGTCCAATCTAAAATTGGGACATCGAGCTCTAACTGATTTACTGGTCCACCATACATTTCGGCAATTTTTAATGCTAGCGTTGCTACCTGTATCGCTTCTTTTTTTACTCCGTTTTTTACTTCGTTTTTTGTACGCTGAGTAAGGTTTATAATATCCGAAGTTCCATTTAGATTCTGACGAGAATCTTGATAAAATTGTAACTCTAATATCGCTTTTGACAACTCACCGTATTCTTCCGCTAAAATAAGATGCCACTCAGCTAAACTGTGGTCTTGAATACCCCACTTTTTAATTTGAGATCGGCTTTCACTTAGGACTAAATCGAATAATCCGTTTGTTTTTAATGCCAAGTCTTTCATTTTATTCCTCCAACGTAGCACGAAATCCCAAAAAGTGCTGCGATTGTTTGTTACTCTATAAGAAACTCAGATAGATACATGATTCTACATAGTTTACGGATAGGTGCTTGAGTTATTCTCTACCAATATAGAGTTATTACTTAAATTAATAAAATAGATACCATCCAAATAGAAACACTCTTCCGACAGCATGACTAACTAGACCGATATATGATCAATTACAAATTGAATTTGTTCAAATGTTGCAATTCCGGTTAAGCAAATACACAAATAGACAATACTCTTACTAATAGAGCGAAAAATTCTCATTACATCACCTTCTTTTGATTGATCCACTGCCGAGATAATCTTGACAATATGCGATTTAAATAGATAAAAAGTATAAGAATAACGTGAAGTTGAAAAGGCATTAACCTGCTTTCATTTTCAATTTTAACTCTAGCATTTGATTTGTTGTAAAGAATAATCTAACCGTATTTTTATTTTTACAGATATGAGTTATGTCCTCACAATCAAAAATAACACACTGTGGCTCAACTCTTATTGTAACATTTTCAAAATCGTGGAAATTAATATCCAACGTGTTATTCTCTACAAATTCGATTAGTTTTTTACCATTTACCATTTATTTTTGTATTTCCTTTCCAATAGATAGATAGATTTATCTTCCTTATTATCCATCGACCTAAAAGCTCTTTTGTATTCTTTAACGATACAAATAGGTTTTCGGTCTAATACAATACAATCTAATGTCTCAAACAAAGCCCATGCTTCCTCTTTAGACATATCAGCTATCATTCTTTCGTTTTCTATATTCCAAGAAATTGTCATTTTATTTTCCCCATTTCAGGCAGATATTGCTTTAACCATTTGCCTTTGTATTCTGTAATGTCAAACCGACCGCCCAGGGAGCCCCTGAATTTTGTGGTATAAACATAAACGCACTGAATTTCTATGTTACAAAAATCCTTTATCCAGTACCACCCGTTGGGTTCGGGCTTATCAACCCATTTAGGCTTATATGAATTGATAATTTTAATTGCCTCATCCAATCCCATATTATATGCATGCCGAATTTGATCAGTTTCAAACTGATGTTTGATCATAACACAATCTATATCAGCCTCATATTCTTTTTGGATATTCTCAATCATTTCTTTGAACATAACTTTCCTTTCAACTGTCATTTTTAACAGAATTTGATCATAACTAAATCATTAAGGTCTCTCTCTTTTATTAACAATTCTGATAATATCTAGAAGTAGTTTGTTATCTTGCTTGAGCTTTTGAATGTGTCTTAAACTTTCGCCATACGACTTGGCTATACTGAAGGCTTTTCGCTTCCAATCTTCCACAGTGTAGGAAGCTTCTTCTTCGTGTTGTTCGATCAAGGCTCTGATCCTACGATTTGCGTTTATCTCTTTACTTGTCATTATTTTTCCTCTCTTAGTAAATAGTTAAATCTATTCCATGGTCTAGCGATTCAAGTATTTGTTTGCAAAAATATCTAGTATTTGAATATGAGTCAAGATTGTAATTTTGCATTATCTCATCTACTTTTACTTCAAAGAAAACTGCTGAAATATAGTAACCTTTATTGTCAAGCCAATTAGAAATAAATTCTTTAATCTCTTGCTTTATTGCTCTTGTTAAAATTGCTTTTTTCATTTCTTTTCTCCATTTGATCAGTTTCAAACTGATGTTTGATCAATTATGTTAGATTTTTCTATCGTAGTTTTAATTCTTCGAGTACCAATTTTAGAGGTGACCACCAATTTATACGGTTGCAGGTTTTAGCAACGATACGATGGAATTGCTCAGGAGTTAGATGTTCAGAGGGTGATTTCCCATCTTCATAATTATCTACCAAGTAATCATCAATAGCTTCTTCAATATCCGCTTCGGACAGCCAGTATACCAAAGAATGCTGTTTAGAAACATCTAAAGAGATAGATATTGGTTCATTGTCATAACCGATAAGGAAAGTACGTTTACCAATAATTTTTGAGTTTTGGTTATTCATTTCATTTAGTTTTGACAGAATCATTTCGATACAATCATTCCATTCTTTTTCAAGGCTGAATTGAAATGACGAGTCAATATCCTTATTTTTCAAGGTAGTAATAAAAGTTGTTAAGGTATCAAATTCACTTTTATTCATATCTTCTTCCTCCTGTAATAAGTCTCAGTTCGTGGGTACCATCCTGCAACCAATGCCATATAAGATTCAGCAAGCCCATTAGATACGAGAATATCCAGCGTATCAAACCTTTCTAATAGAGCATAGGCTGATTGCCATTTCTCTGTTAGCTTATCATAAGCACGCTGTTGTGTCTGTGATAACTTTACCTCGATACCAAAAGTGTTTAGCATTTTTAATCCTCCTTGTATTCCCAAGCATGTGAATGGTTATTGATCAGTTTGAAACTGAGTTTCATCAAATACAGTGTTATTTAATGCAATATCCATGCCAAGATATTGACCAAATAAATACCGTATTTGAACAAATTCAATTTGTAATTGATCATAGTCCATTGAGTTTTCCAGCGGTGTCATAATGATATATTATAGTAATGTCAGAAATTCAACAGTCAATAATGAAAAAATTTTATGGATATAATCACAATGCGGGTTTAGGTGGTATCAGATTTCTGATACTCAATGACAGTTTTCTGACACTATCTTTGATCAGTTTGAATATGATCAAACACAGTTTGAATTTGATCAGTTTCAAACTGAGTTTGATCAATTTTAGCTATTAGCCTGCTCTCATTTGGGCATAAGAATTGCATTAAAATTTATTCGGAGTATCGATAAATAAAAAAAAGGAGGACAACCAATGAATTTACGAGCAATTGCTAAAAATGTTACACTTACACCAATTCTGTTTGATAGAGAATGGGTCTGGATGGTTGATGAATTCAGCGAAGACCCTGTTATGATTGGAAAAACAGAGATATTTCCAAATCTCAAGGCTGATACTATAAAGGAATTACTTGTTAAGAACTCACGAAGATCGGAAAAAACCGATAAAATCTGTGATAATATTCTTAGATCAATGCGGCCATTATCAATAATTATCTTGAATCCTATTGATGTAATAAACATATCAAAATCAATGGAGGAGAAATAAATGTACTATGCCAAAGATATTAGCTTAGTCTCATGCTCAAAGCTTATCGCAATGCGTCAGTGCAGTGCAAAACATAATTTCCAGTTTCTTGAGGATTATGAGGAAAGTTATAACCCCTCACAACTAAGAGGATTGGCTTTTCATTCTGCACTCGAGGCAAATTATCTTGGGAAGATAAAAACGAAAATGGATAATATCACTTTAATGTTTGATGTTTTTGATACTATATTTACCGAACTTTCTAAGTTTACAAAATTCCTCTCTGAAAGCCCCCAGGACGTAAAAAATAATGGTTATGAGTTACTCATGCTGTACTATCAGAAAGTAGCGCCACAAGTCCAACCACAGTATGTAGAATTGATATTTACCATCCCAATCGAAAGGTCAGAGTATCAATTCACCGGAAGAATTGATGTTATTACAGATAATGATATAATTCGTGATGCCAAGACCACTATGAAAAAGCCTAATACTTTACCAAGATTACAAATGACTGCGTATAATGAAGGCTTTAAATATCTTTTTCGGCGGCTTCCAGATAGAATATTCTTAGATTATGCTGTACTGAATAAACATCCATACTGTCTATCGTATGAGTTAGATATTGATGATTATGATAACAATTATCTCATGGAGTCTATAACTTGGTATATTAATTGCATTAAATCTGGGTTAGACATTCCCAATTACGGCCATTGGCTTTGTCGTAAGAGGTTCTGTAATGTGTTTCCGCAGTGTGAAGCTAAGTTTGGAAACCCTATTTTAGATTAAGGAGACTATTTTATGTCCGAAGAAAAGATAAATTATAATACTAATGGTAAGATTTACACTTTAATACCAAAAGTAATGTCTGAGATTGAAGCGGTTGGTAAAGACTTAAAAAACATAGCACAAAACTATAAGTTTCGTGGTATTGATCAGATTGCAAATGAGTTAAAGCCACGACTCGCTAGTAACGGTATATTCTTTACTCCCGAAGTACTTACTCATGAGATTACGAAGCGCCCAACTAAGGGTGGAGGAGAATTGATCTGTACTTTTCTTACTGTTAAATTTACATTCTATGCAAGCGATGGTTCAAATGTTACATGTATTACAGTTGGAGAAGGAGCGGATTCTGGTGATAAATCAGCTAACAAAGCGATGTCGGCTGCATGGAAATATGCAATGATACAAGTATTCTGTATCCCGACTTCTGATCCAAAGGATTCGGAGTTTGACTCACCAGATCAGCCAAATGTAAAGTTTAAAGAACCAGTTAAAAAGAAAGATACTACCCACATTCCGCAGAATTCTCCTGATGAAACGGAGTTGGAAAACATGAGTATAGATAATGATGCTCTTTTTTCCGAAAAGTTCGAGAAAGTAAAAAAGTCATACTTTGCGACACTAGCAGAGTGTGGCATTGTAACTGATGAAGATCGCCATAAATGGCAAAAAGAAACAATTGGAACAGAAAGCTCTAAGGATTGGACAATCCCTGATTACGAAAGAGCAATTGACATTCTTAAGTCGATAACCCAGATTGATAAAGATGTACTAACTGATAGTTTTAGAGAGTCTATTGATAAGTGTACTTCATATGCGGAGTTATCTGAGTGGGTTACGAACAATATTGATTTAATAAATGAATTACCTAAAAATGATAAGATTTCACTAATGGATTACTATCGTTCCGTGGTAAAGACTTATAGGTAAAGGAGGACCTTTTTGAAAAATATAATTGAAAAATACCGTAAATGGAAAAAGAGACATCCTGATGAAGGTTATCAAATTGACGAGATATACCAATTTATGACTGATGATTTGACTAATGGTGAAATCGTTGAAATATTCGAGTATTTAGATAATGAACTTACTTATCAAGATCATCAAAGGAAAATTCTAAATGCCCCGTAATGTTACCACATAGTATAAAAAAAAAGCCTCTGATATAGATTTGCATATACAAGGGGCTTTTTTACAGTTTTAAGATAACAAATTCTAATCTCTTGGAATATGCTTCCAAGTCTTTTCACTTTTAATTAATCCAATAGTTGATCCATGAACATCAAATTGTCGTGCTATTTTAGAAATGGATTCTATTTTAAGTAGTTGTATTATTTCAATTACTTGTTTTTCAGTAAGTACCGAAATACCAACTAATTCACCCTTTACTTGTCTCTGTTTCAATACTTTATCATTCATATTGTCTTGTTGTGAACCAAGAAATAAATGCGCGGGATTTACACATTTTTTATTATCACAAGTATGACAAATCTCATAATTTTCTGGAATTGAATCCATACCATAAATTAACATATAAGCAATTCTATGTGCACCAAAATTTACACCATTAACAGCAAATGCACCATATCCATTATCACCAAAAGTACTACCAGTCCATTTCCAACAGGAAAACAAATCATCAATATTTACTTTTGACCAAAATCGTTCTTGTATTGTTGTATAAATATTTGCACTACATTTACAAGAACAGAATTGTTTTCCTCTACCGACATAATCTTTTCCACATCGATCACATTTTCTTGAATATAAATCATAACGTTTTTTTGACATGATATTACCTCCGTAGTAATTCCGAATAGGTTAATGTCAGCGGACAATCGGAAGTTGTCTTTTCGTGATGCATTCACTAGCTGACACATATATTATAGCATAAAATGCTTATAAAAGCAATGACAATCATGCGGTGTAGTTAAAGCAGATTTTGCCAATACGTGCATAGGTAGAATTTCTACTTTCTAATTTGATATATAACTCGACAATATCATTGGCACTCCAACTACCTAATTGAGAACTGCTAAAAGATATATTTGACCACGTTGTATTCGTGTTATTGTCTGTGTTAGTTACAACAGTTCCATTACCAGATTTGTAGACGTAAACATCAACGTGGCAATCAGTAGATAACATGCTTCCTGTTCTATATTCAATCTGAATAGCATTTGATGATGCCCACGCACTAAAATCAATCGGCAGCGTGAATCTCAAAGCTAAATAGTAATCTTGCAGTGTGGCTTGACTTGATATACCTTCATAATAATGCCGTCCCACATAAGAAACAACATCAATGTCTGTGTTAATAGTTATGTTATTGTTTCCGCTAGGAGATGCGCCGCGAAGGCTTTTAGTCAGAACAGCACCACGATATTCAGGATGCAATTCTACCTTGCGCGCTGTTGAAGTTCCAAGTGAACCCCATGGTATCAACCCACCTTTTCCTGTACTGTGATCGTGTACTTTCAAACTTGCACCTGGTGCAGTATACCAAAGAGTTTCTCCGCCAATTTCTGCAATCATGTGTCGTATTGCTTGTAAAGCATCATCAATATTTGTGCTTTGTGCTGCCGCATGATCGACTCCGGGGTAGGCTTGTAAATCAGCCCTAGCTAAAACCAAATCAGCTGTAAGCGCATTGATATTATCAGTAATAGCTTTCATATTAGCAACATTTAACACCCATGCAGATGTAGGTTCTGTCAGTAATGATGACGCAGGATAAACAGCCAATTAATTCACTCCCTTTCAATATTTTAACTATTTTTTTTCTAAAGTAAAAATAGATATAGAACCATCTTTTATCATTGTTCGGATCCCAGTTATCTTATACCTACCTCTAATACCCATACTATCAGAATTTACAAAGACTTCATCATATAACTGTAATTGTTGAATTGCAGGTGCATGAATGCGGATTCTTTCATGCGAATTCTTATAAAACCGTATTATATCTTCACTAACAATCTTTGCATATTTCAATCCTTTTATATTATGTAGAGGATACTTATTAGTTTCGGTATGCCAAGTTCCATCATTATATGCGTAAATAGCAGAAGCACCCGTGGTTGTAATCTGTAAATAAACTGATCCGCTAGACACCAATGTAGTATCTATTATGCACCAATAATCAGTTGATGGTGAAATACTTAACGATGGTAAAATAGTAAAGTACTCAATAGCATAATCGCCTGATAAATCATTACATGGCTTATACACCGATGTTGCCAACAAAGTGCTTGGAACTCCAGCGCTGTTACTGTATATTTTAACACATAAATAGCCAACTGCCGATACTGACTTAAGTTTTAGGTGAATAGTGTCAATATATGATGCACTTGCATCTGAATTAAACAAGAATCCTTCCAGATCATTATTCAATAATTCACTATCATTACCAATACTAAAACTTGATACCACACCTGAATCAAAGGATGGTATCTGAATTAGTCGTAATCGCTCTCTAAATGAATCAATGCTTACCTGATCTTTTGCCGAGCTAAAGAAGCCGGGTTGATAGCCTATCTGTACTGAATTAATAATCTCAGTATTAGAAAACTTATAGATGTCTGTAATATTCGTATCATTCATGGTGTACGATATTGAATTAGAATATTCATGTTCCACGAATCTTAGGATTCCATCTTCATCAAAATATGCAATTGAGAATAGACTATCGCATATCTTTTCTATAATAGTCATCATACGAAGTCCAGTCCACGTAGGATTATAAAATTCCAATAAAGTTTCCGATGTCGAAGGAACTCCTGATATAAGATCGAAAAGACTGCAAAAATAATCCAAGATTGCTTTTGTCGTTTGGTTCACACCAACATTATCCACAAAGTTCTCAAAAAAGAACCCCATGTAATCACGACAATTAAGAATCACAACATTATTTGGCTGAGGGCTTACTAAGTATATAATACCAGAGAAGATTGGAATATTAAGATCATGGAAACCAGCGTATATTTTGATTCTGGCATTACTTGGGATATTACTTTTACCATCGCTGTAAAAGTACCTATTCTCATTGTTCATTACAATAGTTGCTACACCAATAGCAAGATTTCCGAACCCACGTAACGACTCTGCATTCCTATCAGTCTCAATAGACTTAACATAGTCTGACACGTCAGAAAAACCCTCGATCCACGTGGTAAAACTAGGACTTCTTACACCTGATATTTGGTAGGACAGAAAATCTATTTGTTGTTGCGCAGTTAAAGTGCCAAATTGCATGGATTATTCCTTACTTTGATTGGCTCAATGTTCTAAGTGTAATTTCTACCCTTCTCGTAATATCCGAACTAGCTAAATGTACCCAATCTTCTGGTAATGTTGTTAATATGGTCTCAAAATATCTATTGTAAACCACTGATATGACGTCACCCGCTGACTGTCCTATCACAGTAATTGACCGTCTATCCGCTGCTACGGTATAATCTGTCGTTAGTGCTAGTACACTTCCAGTAGTCTTGTTCGTAACAGAAATTACTGCCCCCAGTGAATCAAGAATTGCCCTATGACTAAGTTCAATAACCTCATCTAAATCCTCATTTATTTCTACCTCTACGTAATATGCTCTTAATATTAATGCTGATGTGCCTTGCCTAGTATTGAGCGACCTTAACAATAATCTAACGTAATTATCAGCGGTATCTACAAACTTACTTGCAATCACGGGTTCTACTGTAGTATAAGTAAGATCGTTTATACCATCATTAGTTGTCCTAGTAAGTTCGACCCAGTTACTACCATCCCATGCGTAAAGTATGCAACCATCAATATTCTGTGCTGACGAATCATTACTTGATGCTACTACATTAACTCTGAACCTCTGTACATCATGATAATGGATTGCTGATAGTACTCTAAATTTGTGATAAAGGTAATAAGTCGCAGTTGGATTTGTAGTCTCAACATAAGTTGCATCTTCTGTAGATATTTCTGTATAATCTCCAGTAGCATATTCTGATGTTTGAAAATCTGTCTTTGCACTCGGTAAGGATGCTGAACTATCGGTGTTTGCTATGTGCGTTGATGATGGATTTGTAATTCCAGTATATTTGTAAAGATCACTATCATAAATTGTTTCTGATTCAGTCAGCGATGGTACATCCCCATCATCAAAAAAAAGCATCTCATTCTCATAATATACTTTACGCAGAGCCTCATATTGCGATTCCGAAAAGTAATGCCATCCTAAATGAAAATCGTAATGAATAGAATTAAGATCGAATACCCTGCGCCCTGACAGTGTTTGATGAAGTAATCCACTTTTCTCAGGGATTCTCCGATATGTGTCTGGATTGGTAAGCAGAACGTTTCCATTTAATGAAACGTTATCAATATAGTACGGTGATGAATGTACTGCATTACTTTGTAGTAGTTTAACCCTGAGTGTTGTACAACTATCAGGTATCGTTATATTAACTTCATAACTCGACCATACAGAACTTGTAAGGCTAGCAACCTCAATATTTGCAGTATTACTATAGTCATAAAGTATTAATTCTAGTGTACCTAACTCAATTTTATAAAGCATTGAAAACGAGTATTGAACACCAGGAGTAACAGTATAATCATAATATCCGCCCTCCAATTTGCCATCAATACTATCATCCAGATAATACCCACCAGCAAGGGTAAGAACATCAGCCAAATCAATAATAGTTCCTCTGATTTTCATAACCGAAGCACGTTCAGGATCAGAGGTATATCGGCTTACCTCAGTCTTTGCCTCTGTGGTTTCTGTAAATAGAGTACCATCAGTTGTGAAGGTATTCACATCAAATTCCTGAGGGCCTATTTTGGTGAGAATGAAATCTACCAATTTGCAATCCTCGTACTTTAAGACGAAGCAACAAGTCCCAAAGTCTCTAATGCAGCAATCACCAAGTTTAGTTGCGTAATGACACTTGCGGCGTCTGTAGCATTTGCAATATGCGCAGGTCGTGCTACTGGCGCAGTTCCGTAGAATCCAACATTCGATCCATCGTGATTCAGATTGCCATCTATCCTAATTTACTCTGCAATTCTTCAATCATTGACTTTTTATACCAAGTTTATCCATCTCATCTAAAATAGCCTGATGTCTTTCAATCTCGCTATTTCTATTGGCAACATAAACATCTCTTTCCACAATAATATTCCTTATTTGCTCCTCAAGGGACCACCGATTATATGTCACCCATGTTCTTACTTCAGGTTGCACTTCTTCAATTTTAATCGTATTTTCATCAATCTTTACTGTACCCATCTATTATCCCCCCTTCATTTGTAATTCCACAATCCTAGCTTGCAATCTAGCTATTTCATCATTTGAAGTGAGATTAATAAGATCGTCATCATTAGTATCATTAGTAAATATCCTACTAGATGATAAATGATGTACCCCGCCATCCTTAGGATCAATTACATCAATATTAGCTGTCCAAGATGTGCAAGTATCACCACCCACAGTATGCTCCCAACTGGACGTTACCTTTGTAATAGAACCTTCAAGAACATCTAACACCTTCAAGTTCTCTGATACATTATCACCTTTGCCGAACTTAACCTTCTTGCCAATCTCTTTTTTAATATCGTCAATCGTTTTTAATTCCATTATTTACCTCCATAAATTACTAATGAACTTTGAAGCTTCTTAATATCATACACATTTGCTTTCCCACATTCCAGACATGTGGAAATACCATCACCCATTCCTATATAATATCTACATTTATGATCTTCTGGTATATCCTTCTTATAAAATGTGATACCAGGGAAGAGTGTTTCTATTGTATTTAATACCATATTTCACCTCACTTTGTTATTATAACTCTTGATCCAAGAGTATCAACTTGATAATGGATACCTGCCGTCTGAATTAAACAGTCGCCCGCATAATCATCAGATACCGCCGCCACCCGATAAAGATTAAACATGAGCTGATCGCCTATCTTTAGATTAGTGCCGACAATAGCGGCGAAATCATTGCGATAACTCCGATACCGAGTATCAATAGCCACGTCAGGTGAATCTATCGTAGTTGCCGCCGCTAACGTAACCCCATCCCTTGCTATTGTATACGTGAGTCTCCATTGCACATTATCCGTTCCGCCACCTGGCGCAGCTATGCCCTGCCAATGAACATGAAATACTATGTCCGTTGCTTCCTTGTAGTCATGCTGTAACTCAAAACCACAGCTAACGTATTCATCTATGGCAAAGGCATAAGTATTGATAGTTGTATCAGTTCCATTTAGGTCTCGAAACGTATCTATCCCTGGATAACTTGACGCTGGCTTGCCTAGTAATATACCCGCTATGTTTTCGTCTTTATATACTGGAGTAGCTAACACCAAAGTCTTAGCCGCCCCTGTCGTAATAGTTAAATCAGTTGGAGTTGCAGTATCAGTCTTTATTTCTGGAACTAATACCTTGCCATCCACAAGCAAGTTATTATCACCAGGATCACTATCACCGCCAACGTGTAGTCCACCATTGATCGCAAGTTTAGCTGATGGTGCTGTCGTCCCGATGCCGACGTTGCCGCCATTTAATATTGTCAACCTTTCCACCGATGTATCACCACCATCTGGTGTTGTACCAAATATCAATCTGCCAGGCATATCATTTGCCCCAGGTGTCCCATCCACATAACTCCAGATTGTAGCAGCGTTCGTGAAGTTAGTGCCATCATAACCTTGAAATGAGCAAAACCCCACAAGGTCATTATTCGCAACTATAGTCGGACTTGCTTGAGTTCCTCTTGCTTTTCTAAACCTGCCAAGTCCAGCAGATTCAGATGTATAATAAGATGTCATTCTAAATTCAGCGTTGCCCTGGTCTTTCGCTACTTCTAACTGACTGCTCGGCCCCGTCGTCCCAATGCCGACACTACCCCCATCTTTGACAAATATCCCAGCGCCGCCATCTTCATACAGAGCAAGACCATCAGCATCCCTAGCCCTTATCTTATCCGTTTGGATCATTCTGCCATTGCCAATATCCCAATCGGCAGATAATGCCCTTGCAGCATCCACACGCAGATATTGACTATGATCATCATCAGAGTTCCCACCAAGTCCGCCATGATCTATCTGAGAACCATCGCCACCGACATGATCGTGGCTATCGCCATTTGTAACACCCTTGCCAGACACAGCATAATCCGTGCTTGCAGTATAGGCAGCTGAACCAAGACCCAAAATAGTCTTTACCTCAGCAAGAGTTTTCTTTACGAATGTGAATGTTGAAGTACCAGCACCAACAAGAAAATCACTGACAGCAGTTGCTAATGAATGTTTAACGTATTGTGTATGATCGTCATCAGATAACCCACCGATTGAGCCATGATCTAAGTTTGATTGAGCAACGTCAACAGTCACGCCCGCACCGATTACCGAACCTGTTCCAGTGCCACCAATGCTTATCTTATTCGAGCCAGCGGTAAGATTACCTTTTGTGACAGTGGGTTCCAGAGCAGAAGAATGAACGCCATCCAGAAGGTCAGCATTAAGGTTTGTTACAACCGTAGTTGATACGACTTCTAAAGGCGCAGTCCCTACGGCTATGCTAGAGGCTATTTGTGCAGCAGTGATCTTGTACCCAGCCAACCAGTTAGCAGTCAGAGCAACTGAACCATTATGCTTTACTACGTCGTTATCATCAGCTTTTGTATCTATTAGCAGCTGAGTCTTTGAAGATATTGAAAGTTCACTTCCAAGCTTAGCAAAGTTACGTAGTCCTGCAATTTGTGCCATTTCCTCTAATTCTAGCATCAATGCCTGTTTATCTAATACACTTATATCAAGCATTACTCTTCACCTTTATTATATTCAATAGCAGTATTTGTTATCCATGCACCAAAAGCAGAAATAGCTGATAATGCCGAAGTAAGATGATTTCTTGTCTGTGCAAACGTTGTAATATAAACACCACCAACGGCAATGAGTGTTAAACCTAAACTTTTTAATATTTTATTCCTTGTTACAACATCAAAACTATTCTTTACCTGAATGTCTTTATTTTCATTCACTTCACTTCTCCACACTTATCTTGCAAATATTCTTATTTGAGTCCGCTAAAATCACAAACCTATAGTCCAGTAATGCAATCTCTTTTCTGGGAAACGGTATTGTAATGACAGGCAATACTACCTTAGGAGCGTATATTTCAAAAGCTTTTCCAGTATCAGTTTTTGTACCATGAAATAATAACTGTAAATCTCTTGGATGGCTATCCTGAGTAATTAGATATGATGTTGAAGATGTTACCCCATCGTTTAATACGTCACTACTCGAATTAGTGACGTTCCATAATTGGCTAATACTGGAAAATATAAACTGAATATTGGTAACGTAAATATTTCCATTAGCAATATGAAATTGTGAGTTATCCTTGAACCTATTGAGTCCTACATGCATCAACGACTCAAAATCAAGATATACTGATAATGAACCAGCAAAATTTGCTATTAGATGCTCTGGATGAACATGTACACGGGTTTCATCTGCATAGATATTTCCAATAGCGCCTGATGTAACAAATACACCAGGCTCAGAAAATAGAATTGAATATCGTGAGCTAATAACCCAGCTATTGGCTATCTGATCGTAACCAGTGTCACCTGATTCAATTTCTTCGATCACATGAACCAAACATGAAGCACTTGTAATATCAGAAGCATGATTGTCTAATAGTCCCTTAACTATCTCATATATATCCCAAGTATCCTTTTTTGATACTGCACTCCTCACCTCTAAGTTTAGAATCACTGATGTTACGCCTGATAGTGGCGATTGACGAACATTCCCTATATCAAAAACTATACTTGGTAAGACAGTAATTCTTTTCTTAAAAGTTGAAGATATATTCTCTTTATCTACACTCTGTAATAACGTTGAATCCGTTGATAATCTTGTATATATCGCTTCCAAAAGATTTAACAATTTTCTACCTCATTATATGCGTTCCAGACTTATCTCTTGATGTGATATCTTTGATCCAAGTTTTGATACGATAATAATAGATATTACCACATAATCTACTGAATTAATAGTTACAATATCACTGTTGGCAATAACTACATTTGCACTAATATACATAGAGTAACTATCAGTGGACTCTAATCCCGAATCATGTGGTACTTTGGTTTCAAGATCATATATTATTGAGCGACTGCGCTTCTCAAAGAAACATGGAATATTCGTTCCGATTGTTGTAGGGGTAGTAAAGGTTGGTTCCCCGATCGTATTTTCAGTAGTTATTAACGGTCTTTTGATAGTGGCAGAGGCATTATAGAATTTCAAGCGAATATCCTAGCCTTTCGATTAACAAAGAGATCAAGAATCTCATCTGCTTCTAAAACTCCTGTCAGAACCTCACGCCGATGAGATGCCGAATACGATCCCATGCTTTCTGAACCCGATATATAATGTGTATACTTGCTGTTATCCAATTCGTATTCCACTAAAATTATAGTAGCTCGCTTAATGCTTTCAGGTGCAACTGCATAGCCGCAAGTGCCAATAATTGTAATGTTATTCTCACCAAGAGGGAATAACACTGAGTCATTCCCTGAGAATATCGCAGTCAGCCCATTAATTAAAATCCCATCAGGATCAGGGTAAATGAATCGCCCATCAAATGTATATAGATCAGTTGAAATAGCAATACCATCTACTGTGATACTCGTGAGACTTAGAATATTCGACAGAAACGGCATCATCATACGGTTTTTCTGATTTCCATCTACTACCTGTGTAAAAGTATACTGATAGAACTTCTCATTCGTGACCTTCTCAATAACTTCCTCACATCTATCAATGAGAGCTTTTTCCTGCGCATCCGTTTCGGTTCCCAACCAATTGCTTATATCGGTATCTGCTATGATATTTCCTTGATAGCTCAATACTTATTCACTCCCTTGAAATATATTTCAATATTTTATTGCGTTTAATTCTACTTATTGCTCTATTATGTATGTCAAATTTAAGTGTATTATACCATAAATATTCTCAAATAGATATAGATAAAAAAAAACTTAGGACTTTTTCAAGCCCTAAGTCCAATTGAAATTATATGCCAATAACGCATAGTCTTAAATATTAATAACCAATATAAGTTATAATACAGTTAGCGTATTGGCAATGCTTAATTATTGTATGGTATAGCTGTCCAATCTATTGTAATATCTGCAAATTCTGTGCCATCTGGTTTTCGTACGAATATGGTAAACCCTGTAGTTGCTTTATCACCATAAACAACATTAGCAAGTCCATACTTGTATAGTTGGGACAGACTAATAGCATAGTTAGCGTCTGGAAGTGGTATTGTAAACGTAACAAAGATAGTACCATCTGAATCTGTGATACCAAAACCAGACTTAGTTTTTTGAACAATGGCTGTTTTGAGTATCCATTCAGGGATTTTTACAATATTCGTTGGTACCCATTGGCCATTTATACGATGATAGGTGTTACCATCAGATTCAAAAAATGTCCAACCATCTGGTTTATCGGGTTTGACATCCGATAATAATCCTATTGTGTATTTATCATAATCCTGCATATTATCACACTATTACCTATCTAGGGGCTAATTTGCAACTCAAAGAATGTGCCACCATTAGCACCTGTATTATCATCAATAATAAAACCAGCATGTTGTTGCATACCCTCTAAAGCATTTGCATAGTCATGTATTGCAAGTGATCCATCTTGGCGAAATACCACCTGTCTTGCACTATTTATTTTACCAACATCATCCGCTTGTGGTGCTAGCCATAACTTACCCCAAGTCATTAACCAGAAGTATTTCCCACTTGCACTAACATAAGTCATTGGCACTCCAGCAATTGAGTTTACAACATCTGCATTAAACGCAATACTAGCATACGGATTCGGCATGAGAAAAGCATAAGTTGATACAGTAACTTCTCTCGTAAGTGGACGATCAAGTGTAATTGTACATACAGCATTTTGTAATGAAGCATCATTGCCTACAATTACTCTATTCTGCACATTAGTATCAGCAGTGCCACCCCATTCCGAGTCTGAAATGAGCACGAGTCCACCAACAAGTTGATCTTTGGTAAAAGCCGCATGTGTACCAGTGGCAAACGTTATTGTAGTTGCACCTATCGCACTTGTAGCATTAAGAAGTTGCCAATCTATACCATCAGAAATCTTATACATAAACTTATTACCGCGTCCTGACCGACAAATTCCGCTTGATTTACTATACCTGTATACTCGACCATCTTTAGTAACTCGTCTC